TTTTTGCGGATGAAATACGCGTTGCCCGAACGAATCAGCGTATCGATGACCCGTTTGAACGCTCGACGACCGATGCGGCGGCCTTCCTCGGTCAATGGAATTAGCATCCGGCCGGAGATGGTTCCACCCCGCATATGGATGCCGAGCCAGGGAATCTTCGATCCGATGAGCACCGCAGGTAATTTGTCCGGGTTGCGGTCATAGACCTTCGCCCGCAACGAATTCACGAAGGCCGCTTTCTTCACCGTGAAATCGGTCTTCATCTTGCGGCGCACCCCAGCGGATTCGACTGCGTATGCAGATCGGTGCCGCGCTCGAACTTGCGCGAGTCCTGCTTGGCGTAGAGCGGCTGGCCGAGGGTATTGACGGTCTCGTTGAAGTCCGCCGGGGCCACGTAGGTACCGAAGGTGTCGATCGTGCCTACGGGGAAGGCATGCGCTTCGCCGGCCGCGATGAAGCGACGGGTGGCGCCGTTGCCATCGGTGGCCTGACCGCGATACTCCTCGAACACGATGCCGCCGAAGGTGAAGCCGGCCCGCACGTCATCACGCAGGATCGCGCCCTGCTGGAAGTTCTCGTAGGCCTTCTCGACCTTCGGGTGGGCGATCAGTTTTTCGAAGAACTCGGGCGAACACAGGCAGCGCACGCCGGTCATGAACTCGCCGCGCAGGTTCTCCTCGATGTGCGCCAGGGTGTCGACACACTTCTGCCGGACGTTGGTGCTGTCCGTGGTCAGCGCGAAATTGATGGATTTCGGGGCAATGCCGAACTCGTCGTACAGGTTGTAGAGCGTCGAGCCGTCGGCATCGAGGATGATCCCTTTCAGGGCACCCATGCGCAGGTGTTCCAGCGTGATGGCGTGCTTGTTGCGCATCGTCTCCAGATGACGGGCCATGACGCCGGCCACGGTCTCCAGTTCGGTTTCCGAACCGAAGGCGCGCAGACCCTGAACTTCCTCGGGCAGCACCACGTCATCGTGCGGGATATGGGGCACGACGAAGGAGCGCATCTTGCGCTTGTCACGCTGACCCACCGTGCCAGGACTACCAACCGGCAAGGTCGGCAGCAGGTTCAGCACACCGTTCTTCTCCTCGATGAGGATCTGGCGGAAGCGCACCGGCTTGATCGGGAACAGGTTGAGTGACTCCAGCCGGCCGTAACGGTTGGGCAGGAGGTTGATGGCAGCGGTGAGGTTGGCCATCGAGAAAGCGGGATTCGAGAACGGGTTCTGCATGAGATGTCTCCTTTAAACGGCGTGGCGAACGAGCACGCCGGCCGCCTTGAGTTGGGCGATGGCAGTGGCTTTGTCCAGGGGGGTGATACCGGCAGGCCAAGTCAGGGCGTGATCGGCGACGACCGCATGGCGGGCAATCAGGATCCCGTCCTCGCGGTCGATCAGGGTGGCGTCGACCGAGGTGGCGAGAACGCCGACGGCGACTTCGGTGCCATCGGTGGCAGCCGGATCGATCTGCTTGACCTTGGCCGTGGTGGCGTCGATGCCGACCACCGTGCCGAGCACGAGGTTCTGACCAGCGGCAACCGTGACCTGGTCACGTGAATAGAGATTGGGGGCTTCGTACTTGAGCAGATCGCCCAGGTTGAGACCTTCGGTGATGACGGGCATGGCTTACTCCTTTCCAGTGAGTTTCTTGACAGCCACCATCAGGGGATTGGCGGCAGATGGGGAGTGCTGAGGGGCCGAGGCATGCCGCCAGTTCGGATTCAGGCCAATTCACCCGCTCGCCGAGCACCGACAGAATCACGTCGAGCTTGGCACGGGCGAGCAGAAGCGGCGTCCCGTAGAGACGGGCCGCAAGATGAGGTAAATGCATGTCAGGGGTTCTCCGGGGTTTCGGGGGGAACAACGGCTGGCGGCGCAGCTGCCAAGTCATGACGGGGGTCGGACTCAAACACCAACCCGAGCGCATCGGCCCGTGCGTTATCAGCAGCAATTTCGCGATCGACATCCTCGGCGTCGTAGCCGAAGGATGAGATAGCCTCCGAACGGGAGAGCAGACCCGACCGGATGGCGGTGAGCATGGCGTCAAACTCTTTCTTGGGATCCACCCATTGCCAGCCCTGGGGAATCCACTTCACAGCCAGATACTCGCGTCGCTTGCCCTGACCGCCCCGGGCATACCCCGGCAAGGACAACGCCCCCTCAAGTGCTGCCTGCTCGATGAAGGCCTGCCAGATCGGTCGGCACAATTGGTGGACGAGCACGCCGTGCTGCAAGGCTTCGCAGCGACGGCGAAACTCCAGCAGGCCGGCACGGATCGACGAGTAATTTACCTGGGTGAGATCCCCGGTCAGTTGTTCGTAGGTGACACCCATGGCGGCGGCGACGGCACGGAACTGCATACGCAGAAAATCGGCATAGCTCGCGCCGACATCGGCCGGTTGCGAGAATTTGACGTCTTCGCCGGGCTCCAGGATCTGCAAGGTGCCGGGCTCCAGACCGGCCAGAGCCACCCCGTTGGCGTCCGAGACGCCTTCGCCCATCAGGTTGTCCTCGGGTGCCAGGCGCGTAATGAAACCAGCGAACATAGCGGCAGTTTTTTTGCGCACCAGTTCGGCATCATCGTACTGGTCGAGTTCATTGAGCTTGACCAAGGCCCGGGCCAACCAAGGTTCGCCACGAATCTGCCCTGGCCGCAGGGGGCGGAAGAGATGCAGGATTTCCGATGCATCGACACGGACCGTTTCGATGCCGCCATTGCCGGACATCGGAGCCAGTGCGCCATCCTCGGGATGTGCCCGATACAGGTGATAGGCCACACGCCGTCCGAGGCGGTCGAATTCGATGCCGGCACGGATCACATTGCCGTTCTCTGCCGTGGCATTCATGGTCACCGGCAAGTGCTCGGGTTCAAGCACTTGCAGTTGCAGCGCCACGGCAAGCCCATCCTCTGGCCGCCGATAGCGGATCCGAACCAGCGCCTCGCCGCCTTCCAGCATCGCCCGACAGGCCAAGGCTTGCAAGCCATAGAAATCAGTGAGCCCCGAAGCGTCGGCATCCAGCGTCCAGTCGCGCCAGAGCATCTGGATTCGTTCGCGCAATGCGGCATCCGCCACCAGGGACTCCTGCCGGAGTTCCCCACCGACTGACAGCGCGTCGAATGCCACGCCATCGGACAGCCTGATGGCCTTCGCCCCGGCATAGTCCTGCCAGCGGCGAACGATCACATCGACGTACTTCGGATCCAGTTCGATCAGCCGCGCCTTGCGGCCCGACTTGTGCGCGGCAATCATCGTGGTGCCTGACCCGCCGAAGGGATCCATGACCACATCCCCGGGGCGACTGGAATTACGGATCGCCCGTTCCACCAGTTCCACCGGCTTCATGGTCGGGTGCAGATCGTTCTTCTGCGGTTTCTTGATCTGCCAGACATCGCCCTGGTCACGGTCACCGCACCAGTGACGATCGGCGCCCTCGGGCCAGCCATAGAGAATCGGTTCGTACTGACGCTGGTAGTCGGCACGCCCCAGGGTGAAAGTATTCTTGGCCCATATAACGAAGGTGGACCAGTGGCCACCCGCCGCACGGAACGCCGCCTGCAAGCGGTCCAGTTCGCTCGACGACATGGCCACGTAGATGCCACCCTGGCAATGCGCCACGGTAGGCGTCAGTGCCGCCAGCAAAAAATCGTAGAAGCCGTCGCCCAGATTATCGTTAAGGATCGCGCGATCCTTGCCGCGCATTTTGTCCTTGGCCGAGTTGGCGTAATTGACGTTGTACGGCGGATCCGTAAATACCATGTCGGCGATCTCGTCGCCCAGTAAAGCTGCGTAGGCATCGGCATCAGTCGAGTCCCCGCAGAGCACGCGGTGCTCCCCGCAGATCCAGACATCACCAGCCCTGGATACAACGGGGCCAGTGTCTTCCGGAACGGCATCCTCGTTGGTATCGCCTTCAGTGGTCGTTTCCTCACCGGCGAGCAAGTCGGCCAGGGCATCGGCATCGAAGCCGGTCAGGGACAGGTCGAAGTTGTCATCCTGCAGTGCGGCCAGTTCGACCTGGAGCATGGCATCGTCCCAGCCGGCGTTTTCGGCAATCCGGTTATCCGCGATCACCAGGGCACGGCGTTGGGTGGTTGTCAGGTGATCGAGGATCACGACCGGCACCGTAGCGATGCCGAGCTTCTGGGCCGCCGCCAGACGGCCATGCCCGGCCACGATGACGCCATCGCCACCAGCCAGGATCGGATTGGTGAAACCAAACTCGGCAATCGACGCGGCGATCTGCGCCACTTGCGCATCCGAATGCGTCCGGGCGTTGCGGGCATAGGGCACCAGCTTGGCAGTCGGCCACTGCTCGATTTTGTCGGCCAGCCACGAAATCGTCATGCGGGTGCTCCCAATCGTTCTGCGGCAACCGCACCAAAGGCCTGCCCGGTGGTCACCAGCGTGACCGGCACCTCCGGGAAATTCTGCTGGAAGCGTTTGATGGTCACATCAACATACTCGGGCGCAATCTCGGTGGCCCGCACTACGCGGCCAGTGCGTTGCGCAGCAAGCAGCGTGGTGCCTGATCCGCAGAATGGTTCGAACACGATGTCGCCATCGTCGCTGTAGGTTTCCAGAATGTGCTCTGGCAGTGCCACCGGGAATACCGCCGGGTGATCGATGTCCTGTCCGATCTTTCCTTTGTGCCGCATGATTCGGATCACGGAATCCGGAATCTTGGTGTCCTGCGTGGGTGTGCCGGCAGCTGTCCAGCCACCAATCGTTCCATCTTTTTTGCGCATGGCCGTGGAACTGCCGTCCTTGCGTAGATGCGTTTCCTGACCCGCAAACTTGCAGGGCATGATTTTGTTGGCCTGCCGTGCCTGGCGGTTGAAATGGAAGACAAACTCGAACGAAGGTGCCAGCCGACCATTCCAGTCACCGGGCAATCCTGGCCCCTGGTCCCAGACGTACCAGGCAAAACGCCGCCAGCCCTGCGTGCGCATCCAGTCGAGCCAACCATCCCAGTAGGGTATGACCTCGTTGTCGCGATGGATCAGCCCAAGATTGACCAGCACCTGGCCGTTCGGAGCCATCGGCAATTGATTGAATACGCCGCGCATCAGGGCATCCCAATCAATGATGGTGTTCGTGTAGTCCCGCTGGTTGCCGTAGGGCGGCGAGGTGAAGCACAGCGCCGCCTGCTCGCCGGCCATCAAAGCAGCGACCACGGTGGCATCGGCGGCATCACCACAGATCACGCGATGCGCACCCAGTTGCCAGACATCGCCCGGGCGTGTGACCGGATTGGCTGGCGTATCGGGTACCTCGTCGGCAGCATCGTCGGAATCAGCCGAGGACTCCTCGGCCGTTCCTTCCCCACCATCCACCAGTAAGTCTTCAATTTCCTCGTTGGAAAATCCGGTCAGCGCCAGGTCGTAACCTGACTCCGTGAGTTCCGCCAGTTCGGCGGCGAGCATCTCTTCATCCCATCCCGCATCGAGTGCCAGGCGGTTGTCCGCGATTACATAGGCGCGCTTCTGTGACGGCGAGAGGTGGCCGAGTTCGATGACCGGCACCTCGGACAGGCCGAGCTTGCGCGCAGCGGCCAGGCGACCGTGTCCGGCAATGATGCCGTGGCTACCATCGACCAGGACCGGGTTGGTCCAGCCAAACTCGACGATGCTGGCCGCGAGCTTGGCGATCTGCGCCTCGGAATGCGTGCGCGGATTGCGGGCGAACGGGATCAGCGTCTCGACCTTCCGGTATTCGACGTTCAAGGTTTGGGTCATGGAATGCAAAAACCCGCCACAGTGGGCGGGTCATAGATTGGGTGGTAACTCGGTTCAGGTGGTAACCGGGGTGGTAACTGGTAACCCCTGGTAACCTCGTTTCGCGGTCTGACGCTATCGAAATGCCGGGCTGTCGCCTCCCGCATGGGTTATTGCACAGGAAGGACCCGTTGAATTTCCTGACTGAGAGTGATGTAGCTTCACACCCACACCGCTCGCCAGATCATAGCTGTCATACTATCCAAAATCCGGGGTAGATGTTGCATGGCCAAAAACCGCTGATTGCCCTTGATTGCAGCGCTTACACGCCTATTGACGTCAATTCACGTCAAAACACTACCGCGCGATGAGCCTGCTCGTTGAGTCGTCCAGCAACGATCTGCAGTGCCCGTTGCCACCGTCTCCACGCCGTCGTCCGCTCACAACCAAAGCGACGACAGATGGCCCTCCACTCGTATTGCTTGGCACGCATCCAGACAAGGTGTCGTTGCTCCACCTCGAGCCATTGCACCCACCGCATCGTTTCCATCATTCGCTCGATCGCCTGCGGGCTGGGTGGTTGGGCACGATAGACGTGTTCCTCGTCGGGATACGACTCCCACACCTCGCGAGCAAAGACGGGCCAAACGTTGAAGTAACCCTGCACCCTGACCGGAGGCAGTCGCCGTCCTGTCTCTGCCGCCTCGGAAAAGCGGGCTGCCACAGCCTCCATCGTCCATTCAGCCATGGCGATTCCCTCCGTATAGGCGCTCGCCGATCCGTCGCACGAACTCCCTCTCGACGAAGTCCAGACGGTCGTCCTGCTCAGACACCACGAGAATGTGCTGGTCACGCCAGCCGGACTGCTTAATCGTTTCCAGGTCGGTGGTCTGCGGCTGCAGGCGGCCGAGCGGACAGCGGTATTGCTGTGCTGGGATCTTCACGTCACACCTCCTGCGTCTCGATGGCCCAGTGCAGCAATGCCAGGGCATCGGCTTCGTTGTCGTCCTTGGGATCGTGACCGCGTGACCGTGCAGCTGCGATCATCTCGTCCTTACCGGCATTGCCTTTGCCGGTTGCGTGCTTCTTGATCGTGCCGACTGGCACGCCTTGATACGGGATGTTCTGGTGCTCGCACCAGGCAGTGAGGTGGCTCATGAAACCACCGTAGGCGTGCGCGGCATCGACGCCCGCGTGACGCCGTACCTCTTCGAAGTACACCGCGTTGATGGAATGGCTGGCCGACAGCAGTTCGTTGAGCCAGCGCTTGAAGCGCAGGAAGCGCATGCCACCTCCTTCGAAACGCTGCGGCTTGAAGCATTGCGTGCCGCTGAGGATGCTGCCGTCCAAGTGGTGTAGTGCCCAGCCGGTATTCGTGCCCAGATCGAGGGCCAGGATCGTCGTATTCATGTGTTCAGTCCTTTCTTGTTCTCGGTCTGACGCAGCCGACACGGTTTGTCGAAACATTCCATGAGGCGCGCACGCGCACACGTGTGGTGAGTTACGTGAAAGAGCGTCAGCTGCGTCAGGCAGATGGTTTTTCATGAGCGTCAGTTATCGGCGTAGGGGGTGTAGGCGGGTGCAGGTGGGTTCTTGAGGCCGATCCCCTGAAATCCCCGTACCCCCATGCTGTTGCGCCATTTCTCGATGCCGCGTGTGATGAGCAGATCGGAAAAACGCCGCTGCGATCCGATGAATTCGCCAGCCGCTTCCGCCCATTGCTTCCAGTCGGTGAACAGTTCGGCGGTCAGCGACTTGGCGTTGGGCTCGCGCACGCAACACTCCTCCAGCCAGCGGCCCAGTGCATCCTCGGATTCGAAATACTCCTCGGTTGCCTCTACCACCCGCTGGGGAGGCTCGAGCCGTCCCAGGCGTTGCCAGTCGAGGCAGCCCTGAACCGCCCAGGCCAGGATGCCGTCACGCTCAGCCAGCAATTTCTGCTGGAGATGCTTGTCGCGGCGCTCGGGTGGCACTGTGATCGTGAATCCAAACATCCACTCGGTGCTGGAATACTCGATGGCCACGGGGGTGACCCGGACCCTGGTGCGCGGTGGGGCCAAGTACCATCAGATGCTGCTCGATGCCTTCGCCGAGCATCTGCTGGGCGTGAAGGTCGACGCCCAACGCATCAAGCCGCCGACGCTGGACTTGTCGGTATTGCGCCTCGGCTTCAACGTGCCAGACGCCAAGGCCGATGGATTCGATGTCCTGCAGGTGAAATCGATCTCCGTCCTCAGCCCAAGCTCGACATTGAAGTTGGATTGCACGGCGATGGCGTCCAGTGATCAACGTTGCGTGACGGATCTGCTGCAGGACGAGTTTCCCAACGAGAATCCCCTGAGCCGGGGTTGGCTGGTGACGGCCGCCCACATCAATCTCTACTACCCGCCCGAGCCTGGAAAGATGCGCCCCAAGGTGGTGACCATCGAGGTCACGCGCAAGGGACGGCTGAACCTGCATAAGTTTGATGCCGAGATGCAGGTACAGTTGGAGAGCTATCTCGTCACGCTGGGCATCCTGCAGCCGGGCCAGACGCTCTCAGCCCACGAGGTGCCACCGGATGTCGAGAACACGAATCAGCAGCCGGTGTACGAGGACTAACAAGTGGCGAGCCACGATGCCTGGGCGCTGGTGTGCCGTCTGTTTACTGGCGGCACACCCTTGGCCCGCAGCATGTTGTCGCCTGGCGAAATTGCCGCGTCCAGCACCCTCGGCAAGGCGGTGAAACCGGCGGCCCTGAATCAGACCCATACGCTATGCCCCTACTGCCAGCTCCATCGGTGTCAGATCTGGGGCGACGGGAAGGGCGGACGCTGTTGCCATTGCCCGGAGTGCGGTCAAGTCTCGGTGCAGGCGGATGACGTGGCCGCGCTGGAACTCGATGAGGAGTGGTTTCGGGCGAAGTTGCGGCTTGCCATGGACATCAACAGCCGGGACGGGATCAGCGATCTCGGCTCCGGCGTTTGGCATCTGGGTGAGGCGCGACGTGATCCGGTACTGCTGACGCGCAGTCTGATCAATGTCTGGCGTGAGCCCACGATCCTGGACCGGGTCCGGGTAAAGGGTGGAAACATCCGCGTGATAGCACCTCGGCACCGGGAAACGCGGGGAGAGCCATTTGGGCATGGCGTGGAGTGGTTGTCGCTGGAGGAACGATTCGCTTTCTACGGCGGCGGAATCACCTACACCCCGGTGGCCGAGACAGCCGGCATGTCCGTGGCGGATGATCCAACGACACCTGTCTTTGGCCCGTTCTCGGCAGATTTCCGGTGGGTCACATTGCCGGACTGGGCGCTTGGCCTGATTCATTGCACCGAAGGGCAGGCTGCCGTCTTCAAAGCTTTGTGGTCGTTCAAGGGCGACCAGAGAACCGCCGAAGTCATTATGAAGCGTGCCGGCCTCGACAGCGACAAGTTGGTCGATCTCTTCAAGGTGAAAGCACGTGACCGGGACAAGCCGGAAGCCTGGGGACCCAAGCACGCCTACGACACCCTCGTATCCAAGAACAAGCGCGAAGGGCTTTACTGGATGCCGTGTGCCGCCGGGACGTAATCATCGTTACGTTGTGCTTTGCCTATCCAAGTTTGACGGAAAACCGTTCAATCTGACACACTGACAACTCATTGCGCAGACTGGCAATGTGCGTGTGCCACTGCGAAAGAGTTGGTGGAGATTTTGAGAGAACAGAGGGCAGAAGAGAGTCGAACTGGCTGCCCTGTGGCCCAGACCGTGCCCACCCCCGGCACACGCAGAATGGGCGCGAACCCCGCGTGGTTTGCGGGAAGCAGAAATGGGAACGCCCAACCGAGAAGGGTTGGGCGCTGAATTTTGGTGGCAGGGGCTCACTCGAAATAGCATCATATCCATCTGATTTATATGGATACTGGAAACGACTTTATTTCCAGTTGCCCCCAGAGTTGCCCCCAACCACGTTTTAGCCCCGTAAAAGATGCTTTACGGGAACTGGTGCAGATTATCGCACAAACACTCATCCGTACTGATTCGAGCCTGTTAGAAAGGAAACGGAATTACTTCACCACTGTCACCCTGACCTCTTCCCTGCCCTTGCCCCGGTAGCGGTCAAGATTGACACCCTTCAACTCCGGTATCGACTTGTAATCGACGTTGCCGGGTTTGTAGAGCTTCACGACGCTCACCCCAGCCCCAGATTCCCTTGGATGTCGCAGCAGGCCAACCAGCGCCTTCCTCGCTGTATCTAACGCCGTATCGGCAGCATCCGCCTTGGCCTTGGCTTCCAGATACGCCTGCGCGGCTTGTGACCACGCATCATCCGTCCGCTGTGCCGAATCAGCATCAGTGAGCGGTGGCGGCGTATCCGAATCGAGATACTGCTGGAAGTCATCCCACGCTTCGCGGATCAGGGACATGACCTCATCATCCCGTTTCAGCGTGATCAGCATCCCTTCACCCTCGGCATAGACCCAGAAGTGCGCCGTACTGGCACCGGAGACCATCAACTGGTGCTGCACCTGAGCGTTGTAATGCCCCGGCACTCTACCTTCGCTGGCCTCTTTCCACAGCGGGGCATCCTTGCCACGGAACGGACACTTGATCTCGACGACCAGATCCCCCTTGAGATTGATGCCATCAAGACTGGCTGAGTACGGCCCATCGTTAAGCACCAGCGGCTGCATCAGGTTGCCGGTATGGGTCTCATATGCCGCCCGTGCTTCCGGCTCCAGCTTTGTGCCGTGCTGCATCGGTGGTGTCACCGCCTGTGTGCTGCGCCCGGTCTTCAGCATCCAGAGTTCGTAAGGCGTCATCCACGGGCTGATCCCCAGCACCGCTGCTGTCTCCGATGCGTTACGCATCGTCAGCCGGTATTCCAGCCACTCCGGGCTGCCCTGTACGAGTTTGAGAACGGCGCTCATCATGCAGCCTCCTTCCGGTTCCGGGATTGCTCAAGGCTGCGGATGACCCGGCTGGCCTCGCTCTTGGCGATGTCCTCCAGCTTCTCCACCCCGCAGAAGTCCAGCACTTTCTGTAACTCGGTACCGGTTTCGTTGATAAGGCGACGGATGTAATTCACCTGCGCCGGGGTGATGCTGTCAGTACGGGTGAAACCGTTGTCACGCACCGGCTCGCGGCGTTCGGGAATCGGTGTCACCTTTTCAGGGATGCGGACAGGCTTCTCGCCAGTGACGCTGGCATCGCTGCCTTCTCCCTCGATCAGCGGTAAATCCTCACCCGCATAGATCGACAGGCCCAGCCCATGCAGGGCGATAGCCTTGACCAAACAACGCTGGATGCTGGTGTTGATGTCAAAGCTGGTCGGACTCATGATGGGCCGGTTCTTCGCATCGAGGCAGGGATGAATCTGGCTCAGGGTGATGCCCTGTACCGTCACGGCCACCTCGACGAAGACGCCGAGATCGCAGATCAAGTAAGGCAGCCCATCGAAGCGTTTCACTTCCCACGTGGCCTGTGGGTCGAACTGCCGGAGTTGGCTGACTGCGAAGGGCCACGACAGATAACTGAACTGACCTTTCTGCTCGACATAGGCCGAGACGTTGATGGTGGAAAGCTGGGTGAAGTAGTTTTCGTGCGTTGCGTTCATGATGATTCCTTTCATGGATATGTAAACGACGACGCCCCCGATCAGCGATTGCCAACCGGGGGCGTCATGGATGCCTGCTCAAGAGCACAGGCGAAGGATGTGCGACGTTTTCAGTTTCTCGACCCCATAACCTCGCGAAAGAGTCTTGTTGTTGTGCCAGTGCCTGTCTTGGCCGAGACAGACACGGGGTAAAGCGATTCAGTTAGCGGCAGTTGTTGATGTCCACTCTGGATTAGCGCCATAAGTGACTGTTGCGTGACGGTCTTATGACGATGACCACAGGCTTATCCACAGAAACTGTGAGTTACGCGGCCAGTGCCGCCACCGGACTTGGCACGACGGCTTGCGAACCAATGACGTAATCGGCAGCGGCCTGCGCCTTGCCAGCGGCAACGAAGATCAGACGCTTGTCACGCTTGAGCGCATCCAGCCAGTGGTCGATGTAGGTCGCATGCTCCAGTCGCGCAGGCAGGCCGCAATGGGCGCAGAGAAATGCAGCGCCCATCTCGGCGACGAGTTCCTCGAAGGCATAAGCGTCGATGCCATGGCGGCGTCCGAGTTCTCGGTTCAGGCGGCTAGGATGGCCTGTCCAGTGCGTCAGTTCGTGCAAGGCGACGCCGTAGTACCGCTCCACGTCGGGAAACCACGCCTGCGGCGGTAACTGGATGAGGTCTTCACCGGGACTGTAAAAGGCACGATTGCCACCATGCCGTAGCATGGCCCCTGAGATGTAGATCAGTTCCTCCGCTTCGCCGATCGGTTGCCACGCCGGTTTCTGACCAAGCTGGAAGCGTTCCGGCAGAAAGTCGACCTGACTGGCGTTGAAGACGATGTAGGACTTGAGCATCGGCACGACCTTCTTCGGCGGCGGATCGTCGAAGCCGTGAACATCCGGCTTCTCGTCGATCTCCTTCATGGTGAAGAAGACGATGGGCGTGCCGTGCTCGCCCTTCCTCACGCGGCCACCGAGTTCGTTGGCCTGCTTGAGCGTCAGCCAACGGGAGTCGAGGTAACCCCTGTCCATAGCTTCGATGAAGAGCATCAGGATGTTGATGCCCCGGTATGGCTTGCCGGTGAGCAGGTTGCTCGGGATCGAGGTGCCGTCCTGCCACGGGGCTACCCACGGCGGCGTGCCCTGTTCGAGGGCGGTGACGATCTTGTCAGTGATGCGTTGGTAGAGATCAGTACGTTCGTTCATGATTTCTGGCTCCAGAAAAGGCGAGACCCGCACGGGCGCGAACCCGGCGGGTCTCATAGGGATGAAATGAAGAAAACTACAAATGCGGTGAACCTGCCGTCTGGGTGCAGGTCACCCGGACGCTATAGCAGTAGTCGCCAGCCACGGCGGACGATCAGGCGGGCTAACTCGGCGCTCGCTGTCCAGAGGGCGATCTCGATCAGGGGCTTCATACGTCGAGCCTGATCCTCCCCACGAAGTAGCTGTTGCCGTCGATGTACCCGAAGAGCTGCTTCAGCCCGGATGTCGCCAAGCTGGTCATCAAACCAGCGACTGTCGCCGCCATAACGCCGCTGAAAGTCCCCCAATGAATGATCAGGGTCAGTGCCGTCACGATCAGGTCGATTGCCAGATCGTGTTTCAGGGCTTTGAGCATCGTCCTGCGTGGCAACTTCGCCAGTAGCAGGCCGACACCGAGGAAGATCGTGAATCCGGTTGCGATCATGATCTTCCTCCTTCAGGCGTTTGGGCGGGAGGATTCCTCCCACGCTTCACGGACATCTGAGACAGCCTGTTGAAGCAGACCCGGAGCCTTCTTGCTCTGGGCCATCAGGAAGCGGACGGCTTTGAATGTGGCTAAAGCTCCTTGTTTGACGACGCTCTGGTCATGGATGATGGTGAGGTCTGGGTTGAGACGGATGGGTGTGACTTGCGGTTTCATGGTGATGCTCCTTTCGGAAGGTCAACGAAAAAGCGGCACTGCCAATACAGGCCAGTGCCGCCAACACAGAGATAACCGATTGGCCATCTCAATTCAGGGGTAGGGATGACTGCGCTAGTCAGCGCAGTCGTTGGATCATTTCAAAAAAGTCAGACCTGCGGCGTGCGGCTTGTCGCACGCCGCGAATAAGCATGCTTACGTCAGCAGGCCAGAAAGAGACTCCTTTCCCGGTGGAAAAACGAAATCCGAAGTGGGGTACGTCATTCTGGAATGGGGGGATAGGGTGGCGAGCGCGTAAATCCATTGCGATTACAGAGTTCTGTAACCTGGGCGCAGCACATGAGGTTATCGCCTGGAAAGGTCGCTAATGGGCAAGGGTGAAATAGGTAGCCACCCGGTTTCGAGTTTCAGAATCCCGAATAGCTCCTTGTTGCCTGCGGCTGCATGCGTTCCGATCAGACCCGCCATCCACTTCAGCTTTGGTGGCGCATTGCACAGCACGGCGAGCGAACGTTCAAACTGGCCGAGTTCGCGTAGAGCTTCTCCAAGAAACATGAGGTCGTTCTCGTTGCGTTCGCCCAGCAACTCGACGAGACGTGTCAGGTTTTCATCAATGCCTCCTTGCCAGGCCACGTCTATTTCCGGACGTGGTCGGTGATGCCCCGTCCGGATGGCATCATTAAGGTGATGCCACCAAGCAAGACGGACATCTTTTTCATCTTGAACTTCCCCTGACTTCTGGGCTTTTGCAGCGAGCTTGCGGTAATCGTCGTCGCTCAGGATGAGTGCCCGAGAAATACGTTTAGCGGTAATTTCATCCCTGGATACCAGCATGGCATGACGCATATTGAAAGACTCGCGGCAAGCTGGACAGCGGTAATGGGTAGCTGTAGCAGGGAACATACTGCCGTCCATTTTTCCGTCTGACCAGTAGCGGCATCCGTCCTCGCAGTCAAAGGAAAATCTGTTTGCAATCATTAACTGATCACAGACAGGGCAGCGACGGTGTTCCGGCTTGAATGCCTTGCTTTTCTTCTGCTTCACGGGAGTTTGGGACATTGCTTATTCACATTGGCCAAGTTGGAATGGATTATTGTCGGCGTTCGTAAGACGCAGTGTTCAGACGGCTCATTGCAAGCTGGGCGGATTACCAGTTGCACGGATTGTTTTTTCGATTTCGGTTATGCCCTCTGACACCTCAGGAAGCTTGGCAAGCTCGGGATGTTCTGTGAGAAGCTTTTCTAGATGCAACCAGGCCCGATGCTCACTTGGCGCAAGTCGGGTTGCATGAATGAAGCTAAGGGCAGCCTCACTAAAACGCCCAAGCCCCTCATAAGCCAGCCCCAGATTCTTGTGGGCGTTGTATTGATCTTCGTTAATCGCGATCGCTGCATGGCAATGCGGCGCGGCATCGACAGATCTCCCCTGTTGCAGCAGGCAGTAGGCCAGATTGTTGTGGCCGAAATAGCGCACTCGTGGGTCAATGGGATTAAGCGCCAACGCTAACTGGTAATGCTCAATCGCTTCATTCCACATACACTGCTTCTCACAATCACAGCCTGCGCCTAAGTGCTGGCCTGAGAGTTCTTCGGCATGTTCAGTCAGCAGGTACCTATCGGCTGCCTCCTCTTCCTCTTGCAATGGATGAACACCCTCTCGCCACCATAATGCTTGGAGACGCGCTAATTGCGGCCCTTCATTGATGATCTTCTGTTGCCAATCAGAGGTTTTCACGAGCAGGTTTGCCAGGAATTGTTTGGCCCGATCCGAGGCAAGGAAATCAGTAAGTGCAGTGACATCATCGTGCGACCACATGCCAGCGAGAAGATCGATTCTGTCGAGAGGCACAACGTTGCCAACCTGCTGGAACTGTTTCCCTTCTGGCTTTGACAATGGGTCATGCTTCAGATCGGTATCTCCATCAATCTGCTTAAGTTCGACAAGATCGATAAATGCCAAGAGATCATCGATGCACTGAATCATCATAAGTTCGTGGACAAAGCGACCACTCCACGCATCTTTGACAAGCTTGTCGAGGCGCTCCGGTCGAATAGCAACTTCACGGCCACTAGGTAATCTTGGCAAAGCTAATCTCCTTAGGAAACTCCTGCGAAACTCGTGAACGATTTTGTCTTTGTCATGTCCGAAGGATGACCTGTTCGCGGAGGTGATAGGAATGGAAGGCAAGCGCAACCGACAGATGGGCTTTGGCGACGAT